CTCATGGTTCGAACACTACAATACCCTTCACCCGCACAAGGCCTTGGGCTATTGCTCGCCTCGTGAGTTCTTAAACCGTCAAACAGAAACCTGATCCTGTCCGGTTTTTAAGGGGCAACTCCATGTCAGCGCACAAGAGGCACAAGCATGACCAAACTCCCTACGACCCCCCGCCAGCACACACCAACGGTCGACGCCGACCATAACCCAACCACCTGCTTCGTCTGCGGCATGCACGCCTTCGGTATTGGCGTGAACGCCAACAGCCGCGAGAAAGACCCCCACTATATCTGCCGGAGGTGCGCCGTGGGCATCGACAATTACAAGAAGATCGATCGCCTCGACGACTATGAGCTGCGCGCCCTGGATGCCGGCGTCGATGCCGTCGGCGAGTACATCGCCGAGCATGGCGTGACGGACCTCGCGCACTTTGACGAACTCATGCAGCGGATGATGGTCAAGGCTGCTTGGGAGGGATGTGCTCAGGGGCTGAGGGCGGCGCTGAGTGAGGCACCGTTTTGATGGAGTGTAAGATGCAATACGCAAATGACAATCACGCCGGTATCCGCGTTCTCGACCTTTTCAGTGCTGCGGCGGGAGGATGGTCTCTTGGAATGCACCGTGCCGGATATCGGACCATTGCCGCTTGCGAGGTCATTGACTGGCGTCGCACTCTTTACTCGCAGAACAATCCTGGAGTTCCTGTTTATGACGACGTCACAATCCTTACCGCAGACAGACTTATTCGGGATGGCGTTGGACTCCCCGATATCATCGTCGGAAGCCCGCCGTGCCAAGACATCAGCAGCGCAAACACCAAAGGCAAGGGCGTCGACGGCGCGCGTAGCAGCCTCTACTTCGAAGCTGTCCGCCTCATCGACGAATGCCGACCTCGTTGGTTCGCTCTTGAAAATAGCGCTAATCTCCGAATTAGAGGCGCAGACAGGGTCATCGATGCGTTGGCGGCAATCGGCTACACCTGCTGGCCATTCGTGGTTAGTGCTGGAGACATCGGAGCCAATCACGAACGCAAGCGAAGCTGGCTTATCGGGTTCAAAATTAGCGACGCCAATGGCAGCGGATGGTGGGCTGGGAAATGGTGGGGGATCGGGCGCGACATTCGAAATGAGAAAAGTTCTAACGGGATCGAACTTGTTGGCGACACCCAAGGCTTCAGACGCAACTCACGGACCAGAGATAACCAAAGCTCTGAGGGCGAAATCTACCGGCACGTCGCTAGTGACAGCGATGGCAATGGGCTATCGAACACTTGGGTTGATGCCGACGCCAGTGAAGCGGGACGCGGGGCGCGGAAGGGCGGGGTCGAATGCTTGGAAGCATCCACGCGACAGACCATTGGGCGAGCACATGCACCAGGCTATGCACGAGTTGGAGACAGGCTCCCTGGACCCGAACAGGGACAAGTGGGCGGGAGCGAGGGCGAGGGCGTTGGCCAATCTCTTACAGAGCCATGGTCTGACTGGAACAGCGGCCTTGCCCATCACCTACGGGTGGATGATGGGTTATCCTGCTGGGTGGCTCAGTCGCGCATTGCAATCGGCGGTCCGCGAGGGACAGTTGCAGCTAGCCTCATCGTCGAAGCCTTCGGTGACGCCGTATGCCCGCAAATCCCCGAAGCAATCGGACGAGCCATCATAAGGGTGGAGCGCGCCATATGTGCCATTAGTCAAAACGACAACTCGATAGAACTCAACCAGAAACGAGCAGCCTAACTTTTGCGAAACCAAAGCGTGCGATCGTCGCCAAATCAATGGGGGTGATCGCATGCTAAAAGTTAAGACAAAAGTGCCGGGTTACGGTGACTTTATATGGCCAACCGTGGTTGCGTTCAGGGAGCTTGGAGGCTCTGCTGACAAGCAGCAATTACTGGACAAGATAGCGGAAATCATGGGGCTATCGGAAGATGTGATGACGGAACTCCACCACAATGGACCCGCGTCGGAAGTGTCGTATCGGGTAGCTTGGGTCCAGACATGGTTGAAACACGCCGGTATTCTTGAGAACCCGAAACGCGGGGTGTGGGTTCTCACATTGATTGGAAGAACCGTTTCCAAGGAAGAGGCAGAAAGCGTCGCGCCGAACAAGAAACGTATGTCGCCAAAGGGAAACGACGCGGCACAAGTCGATGTCGAACCTGTTCCGCCAATCGCGACTCCAGTCGACGAGATCGAATGGCAGACGGACGTGTTGGACACGATCAAAAGCATGAACCCAGCTGCATTTGAGCGACTAGCGAAGCGACTGTTGCTCGAGTTGGGATTCTCGAAGGTCACAGTTACCGGTGGGTCCGGCGACGGAGGGATTGATGCAGTAGGAACCGTGACCGTCAACAGCGTCCTGACCTTCAAGGTCGTGGTTCAGTGCAAACGTTACAAGGATACGGTTGGAGCGGGAGACCTTCGCAACTTTAGGGGCGCTATGCAGGGACGAACTGACAAGGCGCTATTCATCACAACTGGTACTTTCTCGATCTGATCAACGGTGAGGATCTCACCGCGATCCTCAAGGAATTGAAAGCTCGGCGTGAAAACCGAGATGGTCGAAAAAGTCAGCGTGGTGAAGGAGTTCTTCGCCGAGATTTAAACAGAATACTGCGTCGACCACCAATCGGCGCCGCCTCATCACCACAGAGGAGACCCACATTGCAAACGCCTCTTGAACTAGCGCAACACTACGTCGTCCAAGGCTGGCCGGTATTTCCTTGCCGTTCTCACGCCGAAGAGCACGTCGACCCAGCCACCGGCGAGATCATCACGCTTGGCGAGAAGACGCCTTTGACCCCCAATGGCTTCAAGGGTGCAACACGCTTTCCTCGCATCATCGAGAGATGGTGGTCGGACTGGCCAGATGCGGCTGTCGGCCTGCCGACTGGCGAGAAGACCGGCCTCTTCGCGCTAGACATCGACAACAAGCCGGGCGGTGCCAACGGCTTCGACTGGCTGGCTGAGATGGAAGCCGAGCACGGGCAGCTCCCCGACACGGCACGCGTGACGAGCCCGAACGGCGGGCTGCATATCTACTTCAAGTACGTCGTGGGCACGCGCAACCGTGGCGCTCTTGGCGCAGGCGTGGATATCAGGTCCGAAGGCGGTTACGTGCTTGCCGCTGGCAGCACGATGGCTAATGGCCGATCCTACAAGTGGAAAACAGAAACGCGCGAGATCGCGGACGCGCCGGCGTGGTTGCTCGACCTGCTGCTGCCGAAGTCGGCGCCCACTCACACGCAGTACAGCCTGTCGGCCGCCACCAACAACGCCTATGTCGATGCGGCCGTCGACCGCGAACTGGAAGACCTTGCCGGTGCGCCTATAGGCACGCGCAACAACGCACTGAATGACGCTGCATTCTCGATCGGCACTATCGTAGGCGCCGGTGCACTTGGCGAGGCCGAGGCACGCGCACTGCTGCAGGACGTTGCGCGTGGATGGGGCAGGGACTGGTCGCGCTGCTGCAAGACGATCGAGAACGGCCTTAAGGCTGGGATACAGAACCCGCGCCACATCCCGGAGCCGGACTTCCCTGCGCACGATAACACGCGTCTTGTGGACATCACGCGCATGATCCAGCGTGGGCTAGAGAAGGGCAGGCTGCGCGAGCAGGCGGCACGGATCGATGCAGACCTTACCGTACAGGAAGAAGTGCCGCAAAACGGCGCGGATATTCCCGAGCAGGAAGCCATATCACCGAACGGCGACATCGAGCCCGCCAACGACAACGTGCCACAATCACCGATCGTCGCCACGGCATTCAAGTGGATCGACCCCAAGACACTGCCTCGTCGTGAGTTCGCCTACGGCTCGCATTTCATCCGCAAGTACGTCTCTGTTACGGTATCGCCGGGCGGCCTTGGTAAGACGTCGGCCAGCATCGCTGAGGGCCTTGCTATGGTGTCGGGCAGGGCTCTGCTCGGAATCAAGCCACCCAAGCGCTTGCGCACGTGGATATTCAATGCCGAAGACCCGCGCGACGAAATGGAGCGGCGCATCATGGCGGCTTGCATCCACTATAAGCTGAAGCCTGCCGACCTTGAGGGACATCTCTTCCTGGATAGCGGCCGAGAACAGGAACTGGTCGTCGCCATCGAAGACAAGAAGGCTGGCGTGCGCATCCAGCAGCCGATTGTTGAGGCGGTGGTCGAGCAGATCGAGCGATATGGCATCGATGTCATGATCGTGGACCCATTCGTGTCCACGCACGGCGTGAACGAAAATGACAACGGCGCGATCGACAAGGTGGCGAAGCTGTGGGCGCAGATCGCCGACTACACCAATTGTTCGATCGACATCGTGCACCATCTGCGCAAGGTCGCCGACCGAGAGGCTACCGTCGAAGATGCGCGCGGTGCGGTGTCGCTGATCGGCGCGGCGCGCTCGGTGCGCGTCCTAAACCGCATGTCGGAAGAGCAAGCAGGTGAGGCGGGTATCAACAAGGAAGATCGTTTTGGATACTTCTACACCACCTATGGCAAGTCCAACCTGACGCCGCTCTCACACAAGGCAGAATGGCGCCATCTGGTCTCGACGCCGCTGGGAAACGGGACCGGCCTTGCTCAGCCGCAGGACTTCGCGCCGGTGGTGACGGAATGGCATTGGCCGAGCGCGGAGGAGGTCGCGGGAGATCTGACGGAAGAGCAGCGTGCGTCGATTCTGGCGGCCGTGAGCGCGTCCGACTACAAGAAGTCACCGAAGGCCAAGAACTGGGTCGGGAGCGCTGTAGCGTACGCTGTGGGGCTGGATCTGGACGACAACGTCCAGCGCAAGCGCGCCTCCAGCCTTGTGACGGCGCTGATGCGTGAAGGTGCGCTTGTCGAGCGGGAGGAGCGCGACCCGGTCAGGCGGGAACTGGCGGTGTTTGTACGCGCGGCTTAAGAGCTACTGGCCACCTTGCGAACTATTTCGCCGATCTCAAAGGGGAGAAAGCCTAGACCACGGCCAGACTTATGGGCCAATTTAATCAGCCCCCAGTAGGCCGCGTTCAAGTGAACCGGGCGAGTTGGCGTCGATCCACTCTCCAGGTTCTCGTAGGTACGCAAAGGAACGCCCATGGCCTCCGCAAATTCTGCTTGGGTCAAGGCTGCGCCGTTGCGCAGGGTCTTCAGGTCAAACATTGAATTCCACACTCCCTTTTGTTATCTTGGGGAACCGGAGAGGTTGCAGCCCCTCCGGCCCCCAGTTTAACGGCCGATGGAGATCGTTACTCTCCACTTGCCGAACCGGACTTGGACGGTGAGCTTGATGCTCATGGTATCCTCCAGTCGGGTTGCCGAAGCGGGTTTGCTTCGGTGATTTCTTTATGCCACCATTTTGGTGGTAACGCAAGCAAAAACCACCATTTTGGTGGTAAAAAATTGAGCCGTCGGCCCTGCAAGGCCGACGGCTTTTTTTGTCTCGTCTGCGGCGGCCTTGATCGCCGTTCTGACTTATCGGGGAACCATTTGCGCCACCTTGCGTTTTCTCCTCACACAACAAAGAGGAGACATATCAATGGATTGGAACCGCGTAGAAGGTAACTGGAAGCAGATGAAGGGCAAGGTTAAGGAGCAGTGGGGCAAACTCACCGACGACGACCTTGATGTCATCAATGGCAAGCGCGAGCAGCTGGAAGGCAAAATCCAGGAGCGCTATGGCTATGCGAAGGACCAGACCAAGAAAGACATCGACGACTGGTACGGTCGTCAGGGTTGGTAATGCTGGAACCTTAAGCGCGCCGGGCAGTTAGATAGGTCATGGCAGCGCGTTAGCGCAGCGGCTTTATCGTCGACCACGGATGTACTGGCGGCGCAGAGAAGCAAAAGAAGGCTGGTGCGGAAATGCGCCGGCCTTTTTTGTCATGGTGTGAATCGCTCTTTTCTTGTTTGTGCAGCACCGAATACAGCAGCAAAGTTATACATCTCAGAGTCATTGAGCTCGTACCTGCCGGATTTCATACGCATGTTCTCGGCTGATATTGAATAGTTGAAATGGATTGATCCAGGTTCAAGATCATACCTTCCACAGACCACGCCTCCGTCAATTGTCGTTCTTGCAACAAATGTGAAGGCGTGAAAGAGCCGTTTTTCACCAGGGTGAAGCGCGAAGTCCATTGGGCCGGCGAAGTGGTATCGACCTTTGTAGAAGGTCTGCTTGGCAGATACTTGGGCATGCCTATCGTCTCCAAATACGGCGCCGTGTCGATTCCAAATTTGCATGCTGATCATCTTGGCGGTGACGTCGCTTGTATTTTCAAGTGCGATATCAAGTTTATAGTGTTGTTCTTGTGTTCCAACCTGCATTCCAGCCGAATATGAGACTTCCAGTATCAATGAGGGCGAAGACGCGCGATTGAAAGCGTCTTCGATGTCGTAATGCTCCATCGCAAAAGCGCTCCCCCCGGACCGTTTGAAATACTGCTTTTGGTCAGTGGCTTCTGAGCGGTGCGGCCGGCGTTCGGATCGCGGGACGTCAATAATGATGTACCCGGCGTCAGCTACTTCCTCCGATCGTATGGAAGCAACCCTTATTCCATCATGGCGCGGCTGAAGAAGTTCCGAGGCTGCGTCTCTCACCGTAGTTTCGGCCCTGGAAAGGCGTAAAATTGGGGTGAGTTTTACTGCTTGGTCCACCTTATCTACCGGCCTGCAATCTACTCCGAGGACAATCAATCCACCTGCTGAGTTCGCAAAAGCTGAGATTTCTTTCGCTAGCATCTTCTTGCCTGATTTCGTGATTGCCCCATCGACAAAAATGGGGTCGCGATCATCATTTGCTTTAAATTCAAGTTGAAGAGATTCTTGCCTGCCAATCAGAGACGCGATCGCCGCTTCGCCGCCCGATACAAGTTCATCGTATGTCATCTAGTACAACCCCGTTTGCTCCGACATACAACTTCTAATACTGCCCGGATAGCGCATTTTTTATCCGTGCACTAACTGTGCACATACGGGCGGAGACACCCGCACAGCGCTGCCCGGTTGGTGCACGTTTAGTAGGGTATATATTTATATATACCCCTACACGTGCAACCGTGCAGGGCGGTGTGCCGCGCGCACGGTTCTCAAGATGATTTTAACTGGGCAACGTGCGGCGGGCAGAAGGGCGGTCCGGGTGCAACCTGCCTTTTGAATGGAACTCGAATCAGGGTGGTCGCATTTGCGGGTCAGAAGGAGGGCGCCATGCCAGACAATGAAACTCAGCCATACACCGTTGAGCAACTGCAACAGGAATATTCGGTCAGCCTGCCAAAAGCCGTCGAGGTCATGGATCGGTTCGGCGGAGATCGACGGACGATCAAGAAGCTTATGAAGCGATGTCCGCATCGCGGTGACGAGCACTAAAAAAACGACCGGCGTTCAGCCGGTCTTTTCTTTTGGCCAAAAAATATTTCACAAATTGACTACCCGTTTTCGCTCCTCTCTCGGAAAGTATGTGTGTCGCCACCACGACAACACCACACGAGGAGGCCAGCATGCAGCAAACCACCCGCATCAATGGCATGCGCGTCATCATCCGTACTTCGCCAAAGGGCACAGTCACTTTCGCAGACGCACCCATCAAGGAAAGCGAAGGGCAGGCGGCTCAGGTCCGCGCCCTGCGGTCGCTGCCGGAGTACGGCAGGCAGTTTCTGTTGGCTGGCGACATGAACAGTGCCAAGCGCGGTCCACGTGCCCAGGCTGACGCTATCGCGACTGGCATGACGCCTGGCGAAGCTGACCTGCGGATCTACCTCAAGGGCGGCAAGCTGCGGATGATCGAGAACAAGGTTGGTAAAGGCCGGCTTTCTCCGGCGCAGGTTGAGCGGCATGCGTCGCTGGCTCGGCTCGGGCATCCAGTGGAGGTGGTACGGTTCACGTCCACAGCAGAAGCTGCCAGCAAGGCGGTGGAGTTGGTCAAGGAATGGCTGGCTGATAACGACAACACCAAGCAGCAGTAACGGCGCCTACCAAGCGCTAGCACCACAGGGGAGACGATATGGCCAGACATGGATCACTTGCAGAGCAGTTGGCGGCGGTGCGCCGCTTTGCCACCGAACCCGATCATCAGCCCGAGCCGCTACAGACCAATTGGTCTGTCGTCCCATCAAACGACAATGACCTGGATGAAATCGACGACCTAAAGCACGACCGCAAGAGGCTGGTAACGCCATCCGTCGCCGAGATCATGAAGAACGTTGCTTCAGGTGAATTGGAAAAAAACGAAGAAGGGCAGACCATTCGTATCGGCCGACTTCGTTTCAGTGACGGGAGCCAGACAGAAAGAGCGTTCAGGCTTAAGATCGACGGAGGCGTTGAGGAATATGCGGCAAGGATGCCAGCAGGTGCGATGCTTGGTTCACGGGACAAGGTTGACGTTGCCCTTGGCGGTGACGAAAACCCACGTGAGGTGATAGAGAGCAACAACTACTTCGCCGAGATGCTGGACACCAAGAAGCCCAGATACTTCACGGGGCGCAGGCACAAGGGTATTCGCATCAATCTAAGCCACGACGAAGCCAAGGCGCAGTTGGCCAGGGCTTACGCCAACACCGACATGAGCAAAATTACTTTCACCCGCTGCCCGGACGGGCTGCCATGCGGCTCCGCCAAGATTGCCGATAGCTTCTTAGGCATGCAGAAGACAACGTGTGCTGGTGGCGGATCGATGATGTGGCAGGACATCGTGACTGCAATGGCCGATCGCAAAGAATGGTTCGATGCAGTTGATGATTTGAAGGATAGCGACCGAGCAACTCTGGAAGCTGCGAGGTCTGCCAAGAACATGGCGGAACTCGGGGCGAAGGCTGGGCATCAAGGCAAGCAGGCTGAACGCCAAGGCAAGCGACGATTGATTGCAGCCAATGATAATCTCATGGCTGCGCTGCGAAAGGCATCATCATAGCGTCCCTTTCCGCGATCTCGGAGAGAGTAGGGTGAAGGGGGCGCAACTAAGTTGCGAACCCCACTGCACTCCGAGCGCTATGCGTCGGGCCCATCGCCATGCTGCACTCGTTGCAGCCTCTGAGCTTTGGGTAACTATCACGTGGAGTAGAGCAGCCCGGTAGCTCGCCAGCCTCATAAGCTGGAGGCCGTGAGTTCAAATCTCACCTCCGCAACCAATCCCATGCGCGTTCTCCTCCGCTTGCATGGTGATCGTGCGGCCCGTTCCCTTGGGTGGTTGAGCGGGCCGCTTTTGTTTTTCTTGATTGCTTCGGATGCCGATCCGCTGCGGTGCTATGCTGCGATACGACGAGCAGCTTTGTCGGATGCTTTACGATCAGCACCATGTTCCGAGATGATTTTAGCTGCCTCTTCCACGGAAATGCGATGCTTCTTGGCCAATGTCTTGGCGTCATAAGCCTGTTCGGACGCCGAAGCGCCTTGCGGTTGTGCCATGGTTTTTCTCCTTGATATGGCCGACGCTACTTGAGCCGCATATTGCAGGCTGTCGGTCACTGTCCCGTATGTAGGTAGTTGGGCTGCACTGCGCAACCACGATGGCGTCCATATCGGGAGACGTTATGCCAAAACCCTACGGCCGCTCGGCCGAAGCTGCTCTCTACCGCCGCATGTACAAGACAGCACGATGGCAGCGACTACGCGAAGCACAACTTACTGCTGAGCCTCTGTGTCGCTTCTGCCTGGCTATCGAGGATGTGACCGAGGCGACGACGTGTGACCACATCAAGCCACACAGGGGCGATGAAGACTTGTTCTACGACCCAGACAATCTGCAATCGTTGTGCGCTCCATGCCACGACACGTTGAAGGACCGCATTGAGCGAGGCCAGCAGGCCGTGGTCATCGGCGTTGATGGGTATCCGGTCGAAGTGGGTGGGTAGGGGGTGCCTCGAAAGTCGACGATCGCACTGGCCAAGGACCGCCGGGGTAACGCAATTCAAATGCAAACACAGATTTTTGCCTAGCGCGTGCGCAAGCGCGCGTGCGCGAGGGGATTCCGCATGTCTGATAAGAAAAGCCGCGTGGACAGCGTTGATGAGGCCGTGAGGATTGTCTCTGCGGCTTCTGAGGACATCCAGTTTCCTGAAAACGTGCCGCTCGACGACGGCGACGTCCCATTTTTCAAGAATGTCATCGCCGAATATGCCCGCGCCGATTGGTCGGCGCACCAGCTTGAAATTGCCGCGATGCTTGCCCGCACGATGGCAGACCTAGTGAGGGAGCAAGACCTGCTTCGCACTGAGGGCTCGGTCGCAGTCACTGAAAAAGGGACGCCCGTAGCCAACCCACGGAAATCCGTAGTCCAGATGCACGCTTCTTCCATCCTTTCGTTTCGCCGATCACTGGCGCTGCATGCGCGCGCCGTACAAGGCGAGGCGAGGGACGCGGCCAAGCGGCGAGACCAAGCCAAGGAGATCGAGGCAGGCGCGAGCGTGGATGACGAACTCCTAGCCTAATCGAGGTTGTGAATGCTTTCTGAGGCCGTGGTCGGCGCCATCAAGTGCGGCCCGATCCCGGTTCTGCGCGACTGGCGCGGACTGCCGACGTCGGAGCTCACCCGCGGCGAGAAAATGTGCCGCTTCATCGAAGAATATTTGGTCGTGCCAGAGGGAGCACTCGTCGGGCAGCCAATCAGGCTGCTGGACTTCCAGGTGGCCTTCATCCTGTCGGTCTATGACAATCCGAACGGCACGTCGCGCGCTTACCTGTCGATCGCACGTAAGAACTCCAAGACGGCTACCATTGCCTGCCTGTTGCTCGGCCACGTTATTGGCCCTGAGGCGTTCCCAAACAGTCGCATTATGTCGGGCGCACGTTCTCGCGACCAGGCTGCGGAAGTATTCAACTACGCCAGCAAGATGCTGATGATGTCGCCGCGCTTGAAAGGGCTGTATCGCATCGTGCCCTCCGGCAAGATGATCGTCGGCCTGCGCAAAAACGTCGTTTATCGCGCCAGTTCAGCTGAAGCCAAGAGCGCGCACGGTGGTTCGCCACTGGTCGCCATCCTCGATGAAGTCGGCCAGATCAAAGGCCCGCACGACGACTTCGTTGAAGCGATCGTGACATCGCAAGGCGCCTACGGCGACAAGGCGATGATCTTCGCTATCTCGACGCAGGCAGCGACTGACGGCGACCTTTTCTCGCGATGGCTGGATGATGCCGAGACATCAAAAGCACCACGAACGGTTTCGCACCTTTACACGGCTCCGGCTGATTGCGACGTCCTCGACGAGGAAGCGTGGCAGGCCGCGAACCCTGCGCTTGGCAAGTTCAAGTCCGTTTCATCGGTTCGCGACGACGCTGAGCGCGCGGCACGTATGCCGACTGAGGAGGCCAGCTTCCGTTGGCTCCATCTCAACCAAAGGATCGATGCCAATGCACCGTTTGTGTCTCCGGCTATTTGGCGAGCGTGTAACGCTCGAGTTGTGGACTTTGATGGTCTACCTGTGTTTGGTGGGCTTGATCTTTCTGAGGTGAGCGACTTGACTGCTCTGGTGCTCATGGCGCCGAAAGAGCAGGACGGAAAGACCACCTGGCACGTAAAGCCGACGTTCTGGCTGCCCGGCGACGGGATACGCGCGAAGGCAAAAGCCGACCGGGTACCTTACGATCTGTGGCACAAGGGTGGGCATCTTGAAGCCGCCCCAGGTAGAACCGTCGACTACGAGTTCGTTGCGCATTACCTGCGCGACCGCTTCGAAGAGATGGATATCCGCAAGATCGCGTTCGACCGCTGGAATTTCAGGCACCTGAAGCCATGGCTGCAAAAGGCTGGCTTTACTGACGATCAACTTGAAGGCGACGATGCTGTATTCCAGCCGTTTGGGCAGGGCTTCCAGTCGATGTCGCCGGCTCTCCGCGAGCTCGAAAGCATCATCCTCAACGGCAACCTTGCCCACGGCGACCATCCAGTGCTGACGATGTGCATGATGAATGCCACCATCAAAGCGGATCCTGCCGGCAATCGAAAGCTCGTCAAACACAACCGCGAACGCCGCATCGACGGCGCAGTCGCCTTGGCAATGGCAACGGCGATGGCCGGAACCTATGAGGGCGGCGATAGCGGCGACTTGGACGACTTCGTCAACAATATCATCTCTGTCACCTGGTGACGGGCAACCTAGTGGTGAGGCCTGATGGGCTTTTTTGAGAGATGGGTCGGAAGGCCTATCAAGCTCACCGACGGCGAGTTCTGGCGAGGCTTCTTTGGCCTCGGCACTACGTCCGGGGAGACAGTCACGATTGAGAGTGCCCTTTCGCTTGATGCGGTTTGGGCATGTGTCAACCTCGTGCAGAACGCGGCCGGCACCCTTCCTTGCATCGTTTATGGCGAGGACGGCGTCACGGTCGATAAGAACGCTCCGCTATACGAGCTTCTGCACGACATGCCGAACATGGACGACACTGCGCCAGAGTTCTGGTCGATGGCGGCGATGTGCCTGCTGCTCGACGGCAATTTCTTCGCCGAAAAGAAGATGAACGGCGAGCGCCTCGTTGCACTTAATCCGCTTCACCCTTTGAGCGTGGACGTGTGTCGCTCCAAAGATGGGCGGAACACGCGCTACTACGAGGTGACGGAAGACGGCAAGAAGCGCCGAGTGCCAGAAGGTAAGATGTTTCACGTCCGCGGCGTCCGGCTGCCGGGCTGTGATCGAGGCATGTCGCCGATCGGCGTGGTGCGTAATACGGTCGGGAGTGCATTGGCGGGCGAGAAGGTCGCCGGCCGCATGTTCAAGAACGGCCTGCTTTCTTCACTAATCGTTAGCTCGGATCAGATCCTGAAGCCTGAGCAGCGCAAGCAGATATCCGACACGCTGACGCAATTCGCCGGTGCCGAGAAGGCTGGTGGGGTGACGGTATTGGAGGCTGGCTTCAAGCCGTATCCCATGTCGATCAACCCAAAGGATGCTCAATTCCTTGAGGCGAGGCAGTACAGCGTCGAGCAGATCTGCCGCATTTTCGGCGTTCCTCCCGTGATGATTGGTCACGCGGCAAACGGCACCACGACCTGGGGAAGCGGCATCGAGCAGCTGATCCTCCAATTCACCAAAACTTGCATGCGGCCGATGCTCAAGCGCATCGAAGCGGCAATTTATCGTGACTTGCTCGACGCGAAGACGAGGAAGACCACGAAGGTGAAGTTCAACATGGAAGAACTCTTGCGCGGCGACAGCACGGCTCGGGCAGAATTCCTGTCGAAGATGGTCACGAACGGCATCTACCTAGTCGATGAGGCTCGCTCTTACGAAGACAAGGCGCCAGTGGACGGCGGCAACAAGGCCATCGTGAACGGCACGATGACTCGCCTCGATACGCTTGGGAAGACCGAAACTCCGGCGCCAACGCCAGCAGCGCGCGCTGCATAAGGGAAAATCATGAAGTTTGAACACCTGATTTCGGCCTTTTCGGCCGAGCCTTGGGCTATTCAGCGCGAAAAACTGGGCGTTTTGGCTGATGTTTTGGTGGCGCGGGCCGAAGGCGAAAAGCTGTTTTCGTCCGAGTACGCCGCCTCTATCGATGAGGCCCGAGCGAAGGAAATTGCGGAATCCAGCGGCAGCGTGGCCATTATCCCGGTTTACGGGGTTTTGGCCGACAAAATGGACCTGTTTTCCGCGATGAGCGGCGGCACTTCCTATGCCGGTATCAAGAAAGCGCTGCACAAAGCGCTTTCGAACGAGGACATCAAGGCTGTTGTTCTCGATATCGATAGCCCCGGCGGCACGGTGCCAGGCACAGACGAGCTCGCGACCGAAATCCGCAAGCTTCGCGGCGGCGAAAAGCCGATCATTGCGCAGGTCAACAGCCTGGCTGCAAGCGCGGCTTACTGGATCGCGGCGTCGACCGACGAAATTGTCGTCACTCCATCTGGCCGCGCCGGTTCGATCGGCGTTTATACCGCCCATGATGACCTGTCCGCAGCTCTTGAGAAGCGTGGCATCAAACGCACGTACATTTCAGCCGGCAAGCACAAGGTTGAGGGCAACGAGACCGAGCCACTCGGCAAGGACACGCTGGCCCATGTGCAGGACGGTGTGAACCGATCCTACAATCGCTTCGTCGCGTCCGTCGCCGAAGGGCGCGGCGTGACGGTCAGCAAGGTTGAGGATGGCTACGGTCAGGGCCGCGTTTTCTACGCAGAAGCCCTCATGGACCGAGGAATGGTCGACCGCATTGCGACGCTTGACGAGACTTTGGCGCGCTACGGCGCCGACATCGAGCCTGCTCCGGTGAGGCGCATCAAAGCCGCCAACGCTGCGAAGGCTGAGGCAGCGCAGACGCTGGTCGAGAAGATGTCCGCCGGCGAGCAAATCACAAAACGCGAGTTCGAAAACGGCATCAGGGGACTGATGGGGTTGTCGGGCTCTGAGGCAGAGCGGGCCGCTCGGCTCTACCTCAAAGATGGTCAGGGGGCTCCTGACGTCGAGACGGATGCTGCTGCTTTGGCAGCCATTGAACGGCTTATCGCCGAAGCAAAATCACCACTCATTCGATAAAGGAGCCACTCATGGCTGATAATCAACTTGCCGATAAGATCGGCGAGCTCGGTACTTCGCTTGCGTCCATCAAGGAGCAGGTGGGCAATCTCGCAACCGACTTTACCACGAAGCTTGCCGCCAACGGCGAAGTTTCGGCGGAGCTAAAGGAAAAGACTGACAAGGCTCTGTCTGAGCTTGGCGACGTTACGACCCGCCTCGGCGAGATGGAGAAGCGCGCCGCTCGAGAAAACGAAATCGGCGAAAACGAGCAGAAGTCGCTCGGCGACCTCGTGATCGATTCTACCGAGTTCAAGGCCGGTATGCTCACCGGTGCATCTCGCGGCTCAATCCGCGTAAAGGCTGACCGCGCTGCCATCACCTCTGCCAATACCACCGTCGGCGCCGGCCGCTCTCAGGGAACGTCTCTGGTGCCCGGCGCCCGCGTTCCCGGCATCTTCGGCCTGCCTGAGCGTCAGCTGACGATCCGCGACCTGGTTTTGCCCGGCCAGACTGCTTCAAGCTCGATCGAATACGTCAAGGAAACCGGCTACACGAACAACGCTGCACCGGTCGCTGAAACGACTGCGAAGCCTTATTCGGATCTGACGTTCGACATGACGTCCGCGCCGGTTCGTACGATCGCGCACCTCTTCAAGGCCTCCCGTCAGATCCTGGACGACGCGCCTGCGCTTCGCTCCTACATCGACGGCCGCGCTCGCTACGGTCTCCGTTTCGCCGAGGAAAATCAGCTGTTGAATGGCTCTGGCACTGGCCAGAACATCCACGGTCTGGTTCCGCAGGCTACCGCGTTCAACCCGGCGTTCGCTGCCGCAGACGAAACTGGCATCGACCGTCTTCGTCTGGCTGTTCTGCAGGTCGTTCTCGCTGAGTATCCGGCAACCGCGTTCGTTCTGAACCCAATCGATTGGGCGAAGATTGAGCTGACCAAGGACGCCGGCGGCAATTACATCATCGGCAACCCGCAGGGCTCGCTCACTCCGACGCTCTGGAACCTGCCGGTTGTTTCGACGCAGGCGATGGCCGCAGGCGAGTTCCTCACCGGCGCGTTCAGCTTCGCAGCCCAGATCTTCGACCGCATGGAAATCGAGGTTCTGCTTTCCAGCGAGAACGTCGACGACTTCGAGAAGAACATGTTCACCATCCGCGCCGAAGAGCGTCTGGCGTTCGCAGTCTATCGCCCCGAGTCCTTTGTGACCGGCGACGTCGAAGGCGCCTGATTGACCTAGGGGAGCTTCGGCTCCCCTTCCTTGAAAGGGAGTGAACATGACCGATTTTCTAGAAGTGAAAGCCAAGCGCACGTTCGCCGTCGGCAAAGAGTTGAAGACCAAAAAGAGCGATCCGTTCAAGGTCGAGGCAGGCGAGGCGAAGCAGCTCGATGAGCTGGGCCTGGTCGACATCATCGGCGAGGTTAAGGCTGACGCCTCTGTTGAAGACGACGCCGCGGATGAAGCCGCTGACAAGCCGGTGATCTCCTCTGCTCGCTCGACGAAGAAGAAGGACAAACCCGATGCTGTCAACGAAGGTTCGTAAGCGCAGGGTCGCATCCTATATCGGCGCCGGTATCGTCAACGGTATCGGCTCACCCGTGAATTCGGTTGCTCCGGCAATCACGGGCACAGCTCAGGTAGGACAGACGTTGACGTCGACCACTGGCACGTGGTCCGGCTCGCCGACCTACGCAAGGCAGTGGTTTGCCGCTGGCGTCGCAATCGCTGGCGCTACGGCGGATACCTATGTCCCTGTCGCAGGCGATGTTGGCAAGACCATCACGGTTCGGGTAACCGCCACAAATGACAAGGGCAGCGTGCCTGTCACAAGCGCGCCGACTGCCGCAGTAGTGGCGGCCTGATATGGCCATCGTCGATCTCGAAACCGTCAAGAAGCATCTCCGTGTCTTTCATGAAGATGAAGATGCGGAGATCGGCCTCTATCGCGACGCCGCTGAAAGCATCGTTACGCAGCATCTTGATCGCGAAGTCGTAGCCGCAGGCGAAACGCCCACGGCCGCCGACGGCATCGCTGCAACGCCCGCAATCGTGTCGGCGATCCTTCTCGTGACCGGCGATCTCTACGAGGTGCGCGAGCCTGACACGAAGGCAACGGGCGACGCGGTTCTTCCGCGAGCGGTACGGATGCTTCTGGCTCCGTGGCGTGTCTGGCGAACAGTGGCGGACGACTATGTGGCTCCGATTCCATGAACCGTTCGACTGGCGCCAGCCAGGCTTCACCATCGCCTACAAGGCTGGCCTCTACAACGTCACACGCAAGTGCGCAGCGGCTGCAATAGCTGCCAAGGCTGCTGAACCCACCAAGGATCGACCGAATGCCAAAACGCAAGAGATCCGGAGCGGGGTCGCTCAGTGAGCGCGTCGGCTTTGAGGCCGACGTCGAGGGTGATGACGGGTATGGCGGCGTGGTGGTCGGCTTCGCGGAGCAATTCGTAGAGCCCGCACGTCTTGAGCCGCGCGTCGGCAGCGAGCCTGTCATTGCAAGCCGCCTACAGGGTTTGCAACCCTACACCATGACCGTGCGCAGCAACGAACGCACGCGCGCCATCACGCCAGCTTGGCGGGCGCGGAATAAGCGGTCTGGCGTGGTGTATGCAATCAAGGCTGCGGTCAACATCGACGAACGCAACCAGTGGATCGAGCTGCTTGTGGTGCAGGGGGAGGCTTCGTGATTAAAGCAAAGGTTCTGGGCCGCGAGGCGCTAACGAAAAAGCTCAATCAGGTAGCTCCGCTCGCCAACAAGTACGCCGCCGAAGCGAAACTTCAGATCGCTACCGAAGCCGCCGACAAAATCTCCGACCGGGCGCCGATAAGTAACAGCGCAACGGCTGGCGACTATGCTGCCTCGATACAGGGCGGCAAGATTTCTGACAGGCCGAGTGCGAAAGCGCTTGTGGGCGCATCGGCCAGCAAGGATCCGGATGCCACTGGAGTTTTCGCCGCATGGATTTGGCACTTTTTGGAATTTGGCACGCGGCCACATAATGTCGCCAAAGGCGGCGGCACTGTTGCGGGCAGGAAGCAGCGCGACGGCGCAAGAATGCATCCCGGCACAAGGGCGCAGCCACACGTCTTTCCGACATGGCGATCGATGAAAGCCAAGGCAAAAAAGAAGATTAGCGATGCCATATCGCGCGGAGTGAGGGAGGCCATGAAGAACTAATGGCTAGTCCCGATCTTGAGCTACAGGGCGCCATCGTCGCAAGGCTGAAGGCACGTTCATCGCTAACGGCCATTGTCGCACAGCGCATTTACGACCGCCCGCCGACCAATGCTGCGTTTCCATACGTCGAATACGGCGAAAGCCAAGTGATTAGAGATGACGTCGGCTGTCTGAAGTCGAACCTCATCTACGTGACGATCCACGTTTGGTCGCAATATTCCGGAGGCTTTAAGGAGCTGAAGGAAATCATTCACGAGGTCGTCGAGGCGTTGGATGAAGCGCCCTTGGCGCTGCCCTCACATCGATTGATATCGATTACGCGGCAAGACACCCGTAATTTCAAAGACCCGGATGAAGTTACGACGCATGGCGTCGTCGAATTTGTCGCGCGCGTCGAGACACCGGCCTGATTGGCCATCAACCCCCAAATTTTTGAGGTTTACTCATGGCCGACGGTCAACAGATTGGTCGTACGCTGCTCATCCAGATTGGTGACGGCGAAACTCCCGAAGTCTTCTCGAATCTGTGCGGTTTGACGACCCGCAGTTTCAATATGTCCGCAAATGAAGTCGATACGACTATCACGGACTGCGTCAATCCAGCGAATACGCCGCAGAAAACTGCGGAGCCTGGCATCAAGAACCGCACGTTCTCGGGCTCCGGCAAGTTCGTGAAGAGCGCCTCCAACACAGCGTTCATGACCCACGTCAATGACGCCACGAAGTTCAACGCCAAGGTAATCGTTCCCGGTCTTGGTACTTACACCGGCCCTTGGTTCGTTTCTGAATTCGAGTTCAGCGGCGAAATGGAAGGCAATATGGAATTCACGGCCACGTTCGTTGCTGCTGGTGTTCTTGCATTCGTCGCGGAGGTGTAATTTTGGCTGATGCTGAAAAACCCTTTCCGTTGGAAGTAAACGGAGCTCGGGGGGAGGTCGGCCTGTGGGTCGGCAAGGAACCGCTGGTCATCGTCGCTGAGATGGGTGGCCTTGCTGCCGTGTCTTCGCGCCTGTCGTGCAAAAGTATGTCCGATTTGTTCCTTCGCCTGTCGGGCGTCGAGCCGGCTGCTACCGTGGCCGCTCTCGATCTGCTTACCGTGCGGGGCGACAAGGTGAAGGCCATCAGTGCATTGAAGCTGAAGCACTTTGGCGCTGTTGCCAAAGCGATCTCTGAGGCGTTGTCCCATCATTTTGATGAGGAAGACGAGGGAAACGGGGAAGCCGCTCTAAAGGCGGCGTAGAAGAACCATTCCCTTGGCGCGACTGGCAAAAGATCGCATTCGGCGGCCTCGGCTGGACACCAGGAATATTCTGGGCGTCTAGCTTGACCGAGTTCACTCTTGCGGTGAAGGGCAAGGCCGAAGCGAACGGCGGCAAGAAAGCCGTGGCTCCTCCGTCAGACGCCGAGATGGACGAGTTGATCAAGAAGTATGGTGGTTAGGCTAAGCCGGGTTCGGCTTAGCTGAGCAGTCGACCGCGGCGAAGGTCGTGTTCTCATGATTCTTCACGCTTTCGCGGTAGACGCTGCATCCGGTAGCTTTTTCGATCGCTTTAGTGTTCCGAACCCAAACCATCGGATCGAGCATCAGGAATGACTGGTCTTTTGGATTGTTCGGCATCGCCTTGTAGGAGCCAGCCTTGTTGCCCATGGGTGAGACTGAGAATTCGATGCCGTCAATCTCGACGACTTGCCCGTTTGGATAGTACTGCTCCATTTTGGTGCAGCCCGTAAGGACTGCGGCCATTGAGGCCGCCATTGCCATCGCTATTTTCATGGTACCCCCAAAGATATTATGCTGGCTTTAGCTTAACAGCCGTACCCGTCGCCGCGACAAAGAGTATGCCTCCGGTGCCGCCGGTCGTCAGTTGATTGTAATCCAGGTCAACAGAGATGACGGCGTCCGCTCCGACCTCATAGGCTTCTGACCTAAGGCCATCCAAACATGCGAGACGTGCCTCTTTTAGTGAGGCTTGGGAAGCGTTTGCACGACCACCCACAAAGTCCCGCCAATTGTTGGCCACGTCTTTGAAAATGCTCATGCCCAATGCGGCTTCCGACGCTACTATCGATATGACGCTCTCAACCTGTCGATTTGGCACGTCGATTGACGTCGTCATGATAATTGACTGCTTTTTTGCGTCGCCATCGCTCTTCGCGAGCACTTCCTCGCAGTCAACGCAGTGACCGTCCTTACCGCCCAGATAATAGTCCGAACCGCACCGTTTGCATTTGGGCATATCCATCCCTTTCGGCTCGCTCCTGGCGGGCCTTTTCACGTTAGGACACCGACTTGGCCGGTAATAATAATGATGATCTGATTATCTCAATCAGCACCGACCTTGCAACCGTAAAGCGTGCCCTAAACAGGCTGGTGTCGGACGTAGGCGCGGCATCCAGTGGCATTGAGAAACGTTTTGCCGCGACTGGGAAGTCGATCAACAATTCGCTCACCACGTCGATGCAGGATCGCATCAACAGTATGGTGGGTATTGGGACGACGGCAGCAAAAGAATGGAACGGGGTTCTCGCTGATCAGCAGAAAGAGCTTGATCGCCTCCGCGCCAAATACAGCCCGTTGTTCGCTACAATTTCTAATTATAGGAACGCCGTCGCCGAGATCCGGCAGGCACATGCTGCCGGCGCCATTTCTGCTAATGAGATGGCCTCGGCAATTCAACGAGAGCGACAGGCCGCCCTTGCGTCGACTGCAGCCATCAAGGGCCGTAACGCCGCACTGAAGGCAACAGTTACAACGAGTAGCGGCAACAGCTTCAATACCGCGAACATCGCAGCCCAATTTCAGGACATCGGCGTGACGGCAGCGATGGGCATGTCGCCTATCCAGATAGCTTTGCAGCAAGGCACGCAGCTTTCGGCCGTTCTACAGCAGATAAAGGATAGCGGGCAGGGAGTTGGGCAAGGTCTTGCAGCCGCTTTCGCTTCCGTTATCTCTCCGCTGTCTCTGGTGACAATCGGTGTCATTGCCGCAGGTACGGCGGCATTTCAGTACTTCTCCACCATAATGAGTGAGGGCGATAAGTCAGCAGAGGTGCTCAAGGAGCAGGCTGCGCTGATTGCTGCCGTAGCCGAGCGGTGGGGCGATGCGGTTCCTGCCTTGCGCGATTACGCTGATCAGTTGAAGCGTGCGCAGGACAACGCCGACCTAACCAAGGGCGCTGACATTGTAAATACCAACACGCTCGCTGACGTCCGCAAAGAGGTCGAGAGTACACGCGCCACCATTGCTGATCTGGTCTCGCAACTTCAGTCTGCAGGTGAAGAAGCTGACGTTATCAAGAACCTCCAGTCAGCATTCAATGACTTTGCGAAGTCTGCCGAAGAAGGCAAGGCGCAGACTGAAGATGTGGACCGTGTGCAGTCGGCCCTCAGTGCGGCCATAAACAACACCGGCATTCCTGCACTCACTGAGTTCGCCAAATACTTTTCCACGCTATCGGCAGCTGCGCTGTCGGCCGCTGACAGCGTCCAGAAAGTCAACGACGCAACGTCTGTAGCAACCTCCAGGATCAATGATCCGAGGACGTGGCGCGGAGCAGGCCAGCAGGATTCACAATTCGGCGCAGATGCCACAATCCAAGGAACTCAGTTTCCCCTACCGGATAACGGCCCGACACCAGATCGACGCCCATCTGACCTGGATACGGACAAAAATAGAGGGTTCGGTACACCAAAGCGGGCGAGGGCGCCGACAAAGACTGCATCCGATCGCTTCGCGGAAGACCTTCAGGCAGTTCGCGATCGAACCGAAGCGCTTCGCCAGGAGATGAGCCTAATAGGCCTGTCTAACGAGGCTCAGACCAAGCGCCGCACTGCTCTTGACCTAGAGCAGAAGGCACTCGCCGACCTTCGAGAAGAGGCCCGCAAGAAGGGCGAGAAGGATCTGGAAAGCATCACGCTTTCGCCCGACAAGATTGACGCAATCGAGCAGGAATCTGCGGCATATGCTCGGCAGTCTGAGGCGCTTAGGCAAGCGCAAGAGCAACAGCAGAAGCTGAATGAATGGAACAACGTCGCGAGAGATGCAACGCGCGGCTTTATCGACGACCTGATTCATGGCGAGAGTGCCGCGGACGCATTTGCTGGCGCGCTAAGCCGCATTGCAGATGCGCTTCTCGACGATGTGCTCGCCAGCTTGTTCAAGGTAAACAGTGCAGCTGGCGGCAGTGGCGGCCTCCTGAGTAGCTTCCTCGGCCTGTTTGGTGGCGGCGGGTTTGCTTCTCTTCCAATGACAGGGCCGGTTCCTACCGCAAGATCGGGCTTCTCCGATGGCGGCTACACCGGCGACGGCGGCAAATATCAGCCCGCAGGCGTCGTCCACAAAGGCGAGTACGTGTTCGACCAGGCGGCCGTCAAAGCTGCCGGCGGTCCTGCGGCCATGGAGGCAATGCGGCGCAATCTTAAGGGTTACGCAAACGGCGGCCCGGTAGGGATTTCCGTGCCGAGTGTGCCGAGCTTGCGATCCATGTCCGCTCAATCTGCCGGTGTCGTCGTCAACTTCAATCCAGTCGTCGATAACCGCGGCGCATCTGTTGAAGCCGTCGCGAGGCAGGAAAAGGCGCTGGCCAAGATGCAGGGCGAGCTCCAAAGCCGTGTTGAGGCGGCTGTGCGATCGGCTCAAAAACGAAACGTGAAGTTGGGGTAAGGCATGACAATCACATACCCGCTCCCAACTTCGTTTTTCGACGAGTTCCCAGGCTGGACGACCGAGTTTAACATGCTGTGGCGGCAAGAACAGTCGCGCACGGCAGGGGGGCAGACCGTCGTCAAAGACCTTGGCTCTCCGCTCTGGCAGATGACGGCGCAATCGCGATCGATGAAGCCGAACGAGTTGGATTATTGGCGTGCTCGCCTGACTAGCTTGGAAAACGGGCTCAAGACGTTTCGCGCATTCCCGAAGTCTCGCTGTTTCCCGGTGGCGTATCCGAACGGCAGTTGGCCGACTGGCGGCGCATTTGCCGGGGTTGGGCAGGTGGCTACGATTGCGAGCAACCGTAAGGCTATCTCACTGTCAGGGTTGCCCGCTGGCTACAAGGTCTCAGTCGGTGACTACATCCAGATCGGCGACAAAGACCTGCATATGGTAATGGAGCCTGTAACGGCCAGTGGCAGCGGCGTGACGACGCAGTTTGAGGTTCGCCCGCATCTGTGGCCGGGCGTTACGGCGCCTGTCGCAGCTACGCTGGTTAAGCCTTCCTGCACCATGGCGATCTTGCCTGGCTCAATCTCGACAACAGCCGATATGGCGACTGGTCGTGGCACTGTCACGTTTCAGGCGATTGAAGCCCGCTAAGGGAAATCAATGAGAAACATCTCAGCAGAAAACCTTGCTGCGCTTGAGGCGCGGCAGCTGGTGGCGCGTGACTTCCTCTGGTTTGTTGCGCGCGATCGAGCCACTGGTGCGCCCGTCACTGATGGCATGTGGTCGGACGTCGGTAACGTGTCGGCCGCCATAGTCCACCCGGATACAGGCCTGCCGGTCACTCGTGACTGGTACGGCTCCGGCACGCTCGTGCAGATCGATGACATTCCATTGGTAGCCAACCTCTCGGTGCAAAACGTCAACATTCGCCTGTCGCAGGTGAGCGAACACGTTCAGACGCTTGTCCGCCTTTACGACTGTAAACAGGCTCGCGTCGAGATCTACCGCGGCTTGTTCGATCCGGATAGCCGCCAGATGGTCGCGCCGGCAGAGTGCCGTTTCGTCGGTTTCGTCGACACCATCACGATCAACACGCCCTCTGAAAATGAAGAGGGTAGTGTGACGATGGTTTGCGCCAGCCATACGCAGGAAATGACACGTTCCAACCCGTCGACGCGAAGCCATGCCACGCAGGTTCTGCGGCAGGCCGGTGATGCATTTTACACCGATGCGGACACCTCGTCCGAGTGGGAGTTCTTCTGGGGTTCCGAGAAGGGCAAGGTCGCGACCCAGCCGAAGCGCAAGAAGTTTCTCGGGATATTCTGATGGATGTCAGGCGAGCGTCTGTCAGGGATATCCCCGCAATTGTTGCCTTGGCCAAGCAATTCCATAAGTCGCACGACTTTCCATTCCCGTTCAGTGCCGAGCATTTCAGCGTAACGGTGGCAGACTTCATCTCCGGTAACAATAAGCTCTGCCTGGTGTCTGGAAATCCCGTCAGTGCGATGTTTATGGCTCATTACGGTGTCAGCCAAATAGCACCAGTAAGGGTGGCCGACGAGTTCCTGATATGGGCAACGCCAGCTACTCGAAAAGGCGCTCTGAGTACCTTCGTGACGGAATACGAGCGGTGGGCAAAAGAGGCGGGCTGCCAATTCTGCCAGATGTCCGCGCAGGAGGGCATTAGGCCGGAAGCCATGACGAGAGCGTTGCGTGGCCTTGGGTATGCCCGGTCGGACGTAAGACACATCAAGAAAATCTGAGGTAATTATGCCATTTTTCAGCGCAGTCGCAGCGGCGTTCTCCGCTGTGTCGACCTTTATTGGTGGCCTCGGCGTCGTTGGCTCTTTCCTGCTGAAAACGGCTGTAGGCGTCGGCGTAAGCCTGCTCGCCCAGTCGCTCGCCGGCAAGCCAAAAGATCCGACGTTCTCGATCAACGGCACACTGCAAGGCGGCGGCGATATCTCGCGCTCCTTTATCCTCGGTCGCACTGCGACTGCTGGCTCTCTCGTGTTCGTCAATACGTGGGGGCAGGACGGTGACACACCGAACGCCTATCTGACCCAGGTGATTGCGCTTTCGGATATGCCAATACGTGGCCTTGCTGAAGTCTGGGTCAACGGCGAGCGCGTCACGCTCGGTGGACTTTCTGAGCGTGGCTATGCCGTCAACGAGTATCCAGACAGCCTCTGGGTCAAGTTCTACGACGGCTCGCAGACGACAGCCGACAGCTTCCTGTTCACGTCGGTATCCAATGGCAACAGGTGGTGGAACCCTGACCGTATCGGTAGGGGTGTTGCTTACGCGATCGTGACAGCTCGCGTTTCCAAGAACATGTTCTCCGGCGTGCCGTCATTCAAGTTCGTCCTTGAAGGCATGCGCCTCTACGATATCTCGCGGGACAGCACGCAAGGCGGTGTCGGCACCCATCGTTATGCCGATCCGGCGACGTGGGGCGGCGACGGCGACTTTCTGCCGGCGGTACAGATCTACAATCTGCTGCGCGGCATCAGCTACAACGGTCAGTGGTTTTACGGCCTGCAGAACATGGCGGCGGCCCGCCTCCCTGCTTTGGCGTGGATTGCGCAGATCGAGAAGCACCGCGCAGGCACGCTGGAATCGACAGGCTGGGTCAACACCTATCGGAGCGGTGGGGAAGTTCAGGTCGAGGCTCCGCTGACGTCTGCCGTTGAGGCATTGCTCACGGCCTGCCAAGGCAAGATCTCGGAAGTTGGTGGCGTCTATTACCTGCATTCTGGCGCTCCGGATGCTCCGGTTATCGCATTCACCGACGACGATATCTTGTCGACTGAAGAGCAGGAGTTCACGCCGTTCCTTGGATTGGCGGACACCATCAACGGTGTTTCGGCGAACTATCCTTCTCCGCAAGACGGCTGGGTGTCAAAGACTGCGCCGCCGCTCTATCGGACTGACCTTGAAGCGATCGACGGCAATCGCCGTCTGATGGCCGATGTCGATCTGAACTTTGTTCCGTATGCGGAGCAGGTGCAGCGGCTAATGAGGTCGGCGCTCGAAGAAGCTCGGCGGTTCCGGCGGCACACGATTGTTCTCCCTCCGAAGTTCTGGGCATACGCGACGCCGGGGACGGTGTTCTCGTGGACTTCCGAACGTAACGGCTACATCGCGAAACTGATGCGCCTCGACGGTGTGGCGGATCGCGCCAATCTCGATGTCATGGTCGACATCACTGAGGTTGATCCAGCCGACTACGATTGGAGTACGGATACAGACTTCAAGCCTCCTGTTGATGGGCAGCTCGGGGTAATTCGCCCATCGCCACAGGCGATTGTTGATTGGTTCGCTGAACCCGCCACAATCAAAGACGCGGCGGGTGACGATAGGCGACCTGCCATCCGGCTGACGTGGGATAACAGCGACGGTCGCCTGGATGATGTCATTGGCATTGAGTACGAGGTCCGGCTTCAAGCCACGCTTGAAAAGGTAAGCGAGGGCCGAACCGACCAGCCGCAAGTGGGCTCAATGCTGATCTCCCAGAGCCTTCTGCCCAATCAAAGCTACGTAGTTCGTGGCCGCTACATTCCCGGTGGCGACAGGCCAGTTTTGTGGTCTGGATTTATCCCGGTCATCACGCCGAACGTGCTGCTCTCCGACAAGGATGTGTTCGTTGACGTCGATTTTTCCGGCGTCGACAAGCAGCTTTCATGGCTCTACGACAACGCGAGAGCGGCTAAAGATCGGATACAGGCGCTCATTGCCTCGCAGCTGGAGTTGCCAGTTGTCGCAATGGAACACAGCGAATCCATACGCCGCAGCCTTTCTTTAGCGCTCGGCAACGCTCGCGCCGATTACAATGAGAAGATCGAGATTGCTGTCAGCGAAACAGCAGCTGTAGGAAGCAAACTCGAAGAGCTAACCGTCAGTGTCAACCAGAACGTTGCTTCGCTCACCAGTCAGGTACAGGTCGCAGTCGACGGGACACAAGCCGTTGCAACACGGATTGACAGCCTTGAGGTCACATTCAACGGCTCTATCGCCAGCCTTACCAGCCAAGTCATCGCTGTTGCTGACGCCAATCAGGCGTTGGCAGGCAGGGTTGATGAGATTGAGGTCGAGTTCGGCGCTGCGACAGCTGGCCTATCGAACGATATTCTTGTGGTCGCCAATGCAACATCCGCACTGGCAACGCGCACAGACACGCTCACGGCGGCATTGGGCGGAAATTCTGCCCAGGTTAGAGTGAAATGGGAAGCCAGTGCAGGCCCCACGGGATACGATGCGCGTTTTGGCATCGTGACCGTAGTTAATGACGGCTCGACAAGAGCAGCATCATTTTTGATGGATGCTCCTTCAAATCCGTCATTGCCAACTCGCATCCTGATGCAGGCGGATCAAATCCTGATGTATGGGACTGATCCGTCTTCCCTGAAGCGCCCCTTCGTCTTTCAGGGCGGCGTGCTTTACCTGGATGACGTCCGCGTCAACAGTCTTTCGGCGCTGTCCAGCGTACTCGGAAACGTTGATATTTCGAATGCCAACATTGGCACATTGACGGTCGGCACATCGAACATCCAGCCTGGCGCGATTACAAGAGTAGACGTCAATTCAAGAAATGACACAGGGACGTTCGATGTCACCGTTAGTCACGGCACGGGATCACCGACTGTGCGCCTTGATATAAATAGCAAGCTGATATCTGGCGGAACGGTCAACGGGAAGTCACAGATCGTTACGCAAAACATCACCAATGGTGGCGAAGTCAGTAACTTCTGCATCTTCAACTCGACGGATGATGCCAGCGGATTCCGCTACGTTGGGAGCGATATCGTTCTCTATACGCCTGCGTCCGGTCAATCTTCCACTACGTTCAGAGTCACAGTTTCTGGCGGTCCGTTCCTCGGTTCTGTCGATAGGACGATTTTGATCGCATCCACCTTCAAGCGCTAAGGAAATCCCATGGCAACCGGCAACACCATGCAGATCGACCCTATGGTCGCTCTGCAAGAAGCGAACGCGCGCGAAGAGTTCTTCAAACAGCGCAATCTGTTTCTCGCTCAGCACCTCGCTATGCAGAATGCAGAGAACAAAGTGCTTCTCAACAAAATCAACGGCCTCGAAGCCGATCTGCGTCTTGCGCGCGGTGACGGCGATACCATCGATGGAGAAACCGAATAATGGCAGGCGTTGCTTACTACAACACCGGTACGGCGACGGTTGCGGTCAACTCCAAGATCGTGACCGGTACCGGCACGAACTGGCTTTCCGTCGTCGGTGGACTGACTGCAATCAAGGCTGGTGACAAGTTTGGCATTCATGTCGGACGGCCGATCATTATCGCATCGGTCGACAGCAACACGCAGTTGACCCTTGAGGATAATTGGCCAGGTCCGGCACAAACGAATGCTGCTTACCGCATCGAGCTGACAAATCCGGATGTCATCGCGGTGGAAGCGTTGCGTCGGGTTCTCGGCTCTTTGTCAGGCGGCATTCTTTACGGCGTGTCGCAGCTCACCGCTGCACCGAACAAGGCCTTGACGATTGATGAGAATGGCGCGGCGGCACTTGCCGATCTCTCAACTTTCGGCAAATCGCTGATCGCGTCCCTAAATAGCTCGGCAGCGTATGGCGCTCTTGGCGTGATCCCGAACGCGCAGTTGCCGACGCGGTTAAGGGCTTTGTCTACAGTTGTCACCAGTGCAGACGCTGTTCTTGAAACGGGCGTTTACGCTGTATCAGCATCAACGACTGGCATTCCAGTTGCTGCAGCTGGCGTTCTTAACGTCACAATGTACGACGTATCAAGTGCAGGCGTTCAGACATATACAAGGACTTCCGTGGCTAATCCTGATGTTTGGTACAGGATTAGGGTTTCTGGATCGTGGGGGGCGTGGGGCCGTGTTCCAAACTTCGGCGCAAACAACGTTATCCCGGATGTGTCACTTCCTGAGCGCCTAAGGGAATTCCCAGTATTCACTTCTGACTGGAATAACGCCAAGGCGAGCGGCTTCTATTTTGGTGGATCGACTACGGTTAACACTCCTGTGCAGCCGTACTCATTCGTAGGGGAGGTTATTGCTCAGTCGTCTACTTATTGTGTGCAGCGTCTAACCGCGCTTGGCATTTCCGATCCAGTAAACAACATTTTTTATGAGCGGCAACTAGTCAACAACGTCTGGAGCGCATGGAATCGGCGCTTCTATGGAGACGTTTCAGGACCGGGAACTGCCGTCACAGGAAACTCTATTGTTGGATTTAACGGGACTGGCGGTAGGAATGTAAAGCAGTTGGCGGTATCTGAGGCGCTGGCCGCGCTCGGGCCAGTGTTCGGTGGCATTCCTCCTGTTCCTTCGGCCGCCGGCGTAGGTATGTCTGATGGTGACTTTAATACGCTAACGTTCGGCGGCCTTTACGTAACCACTGGTTCTTGGGCAAACGGACCTTTGGGTAATCCGGCAACACACGCTGGTACCATTGAAGTTTATCAACGGTACCTGACCGGAATTGTGCAGGTTTTCAGAAACTTCGTATCGACCGCTCGCGGCGTCACATACAAGAGAAACGGCTTCCGTGGCACGAGTTCCGATCCGTGGGTGTGGGATGCTTGGATCGCGGAAGGCGACGTTAGCGGCCCGGCTTCATCGGTTGATAATGGTCTGGCTGTCTATAGCGGGACGACCGGCAAAGTCTTGAAGGCAGCGCCGAATAGCGTTGTCACGAACGCGCTGCTGTCCAACGTCGCCACAGCCACAATCAAGGGGCGCGTTGCCACAGGAACCGGTGATGTGCAGGACCTCACGGCAGCACAAGCACGAACCCTTATGGATGTGGTTCCGTCCGCAGCCCGGCAAGTTCGTCTTGGTGCTCAGGGTGCCGCTTTAACCGTTATTGATCAGTGGACAATCGCTCCTTCGGGTTCATTCCTCACGGCAATTAGGTCGGACGGCATCTACGCCGCCCGAGAAGTTGCCTATCGCGCTGTCCAGCAGACAGACGTTAGCGGGAATTGGGTAACTGTAGCGCAGGTTTAAGGGTAATCTCATGAAAAATCGCGGTGTTTGGGAAAGCTATGTTCCCGACGAAATTCCGTTCGGTATGCCTGCCAACGCCCTGTTCTGGCGGCGACCGTCAGACGGTGTGGACCTCTACGCATGGAGCCGACTGTTTTACGAGTTCGCGGACGGCGCTGACACATCGGGAACGACTAAGGTAGCTGTCGTGAATGGCTTCACAACCTGCATTAGCGCTGATGTGTCCATGCTTTCGCTGCCATCTCAATTCGAGCTGATCGAGCTTGAGGACGGCGAGGCTATTCCCCAGCTCGGCTGGCTTTGGGTGGATGGCGAGTTTCAACCTCCTGCCGTCCCTGAACCGGTTACGACCGTTTACGCCGTCGATTTCTGGACGCGTCTGGACGGCGGCGAGGATGGCAATGGCGGCGAAGTCGCGCAGGTGCTTTCCGTCATGGAAACGCAGCTAATCCGCACCCGAAAAATCTTCGAGACCGCCAACTCGTACCGCAGCGACCATGAACTGTGGCCGCTCCTGAACCAGCTTGCCGTCTCTCTTTTCGGTGAAGATAGGGCGGCGCAAATCCTTGCGCCATCCGCGCAGTGATTATCGCTTGGCCATAGGGATAACTGGGCAAATTTTGAAACTGTGCAGTGCAAGACCAAGAGGCCTCGTGTCAGTACTGGAGGGCTCCAAGGAGTTCGGAGACGAATGGAATTTTGGCCTGAATTCGAATAGGATCGTCGGTGGAGCTTTATCATTCACTTTTTGTTGGATTATCTCCAGCGGGATAGTCAACTCCCTCTGCCCGCGTTTATCTTCATTTGTGAACGTCCAATCGGCAATTGGTATTCCTTCCACAGAAACGGCAACTCTTTGGGCTGCTTGTTTGCCGAGCAGAAGAGCATCGACATCAAAACTCAAGCTGATTTCCGATTGAGGTACAAAAGGAATTACCAGTGATAAGGTGTGGCTTTCACCGAGGCCCCATACTCCCCAGTCCTCGATGTCAGCCCAACCTTCTTTGAGGTAAGTTTTCAGAATATGGGGCGGGACCCAAGACCCAACGGACAACTCATGAAGCCGTCCCATTCGCCAATTGTTGAATTGGTCGGACGATGTGCGCGCCTTCCGAACTATTGCGCTGCCACCTGCGTCCGCAATTGGCATAAGACATTCTGGCTTGTCGGAAAAGAACTCATCGGCCGCGCTCTCTGCCCCATCCCAATGGAGGCTGGAGTAATCATGGATGATTATAAATCCGCCCTCCGACATCCGCGGGTAGAAATATTCCAGCGCGCTCATCATAGGACTGTACAAGTCACAATCCAGATGAACCGCTGCAAACCTCCTGTCGTCGGGAATTTGCGCCGCCGATTCTGGGAAGTAACCCTTTACGTACACAACGTTTTCCTCACCCACAAAATTCCGGACGGTTTCAAGCGATGTGTCGGAAAATTGGTGTGGGATCGCCTCATCAATCCCCTTCAGGTCTTTGGGGTCGAAGCCCTCAAACGTGTCAAACAAGTAGGCGGTCCGATCAAGAATCCGCGCAAAGCTGGCCAGAATGTAAGCTGTATTGCCCCTATAAACCCCGACTTCAGCCAAATCTCCTTGGATGTTCTCTTTCCTTATTTGGTCATAGATAAGGGTAAAAGTGAAGAAACGGCCCATGTCTCCCTTGTTGTTATCTTCATTATGAAAGAACCCATCACTTAGAGCGGCTGGGTTGAGGCTCTTCTCAAATTTCTCATAACGATGAACGTTGACGGAATAGCGATGCGGGACGATCGAAGAAAAGTCTGATGGCCATTTCTGCTCGTCGAGCCCTTTTTTGGGGGCCATGGTAACTTTCCTGATTAGACGCGAAATAAGTTTCATCTGCGCTCCAGTTTCAGCTTTGTCAGTTGAACCGGCTTCGGCTCGTCTCGTTCAGAAAACCAGAAAAACTAAAATCGGTATAACCGGCTGATGTCAACCACTGCGCGTAGATGACACAACTAACACGGTACCGATAACCCACAATCAGGCGCAGAAGCAAAAAAAGAGGCCCGCAGGGCCGGGGGGCGGCTGCGGGCCTCTGTCAGGTCGCTGGGCGGAGCGACCACGCGCAAGGTGGCCTCGGTCGCATGAACCGCAGATGAACGACTCGCCTCTGCTCTGGGGCGAGAAACAACCCGTAAAAATCAGGATTCCCAATGCCAATCATCAAAATCTCCACACAGGGGAGGGCTTTCGTGCGCCTGCACGAGGGCAATCCACTAACCTGCTACCTCGACCCTGTCGGTATTCCGACGATCGGTACGGGCTTCACGATGCGCAGCGATTCCGTTCGCCGCGAACTGGCGAAGATCGGCATCACGAAGCTGGTGCCTGGTAAGACCAAGATCACCGCAGCGCAGAGCGATGTCATCCTCGACGCTGTTCTCGCTGCTGAGTACGTACCTGCCGTCGTCGCTGGTTCGCCCGAGAATCGCAAACAGCATGAGCTGGACGCCGCTACATCCGTGACGTTCAATCTCGGCGTCGGCGCGATGAACTGGACGTGGGCTGAGCTCTGGCGCAAGGGCCTGATCAAGAAGGCCGCCGCTCATCTCGCAAGCAACTACAACACTGCGAAAGGCAAGAAGCTTCCGGGTCTCGTGCGCCGCCGCAAGGAAGAGGCTCTGCTTTTCGATAAGGGCATCTATACCGGCGTTGGCGTGACGAAAGAAGTGACGCCGGAACCGCCGGTGCTACCGGATCCAGTTGTGAAGGAAGCGCAGGAGCTGCTCACGGCTGCGGGCCTAAATCCAGGCGCTATCGACGGCTGGATGGGCGAGAAGACCAAGGCCGCTGTTATTGCCTATCAGAAGGCGCACCCGCACCTTATCGCCGACGGCATCGTTGGTCCTGCCACCATCGCACAGCTTCGTCGCGACGCAGGCACGGCCAAGGACGTGGTTACAAAAGGCGCAAGCTCTGCGGCCGGTTCTGGATTGCTCGCCTTCACTGCTGGCCTTCCATGGGGCTGGATCGCCGCCGGCGTGCTTGTGGCGGTTGTCGGCTATGTCACCTACCGCAACCGCGATGTGATCGCACGCCGGTGGAATAGCTGGCGCGGCAAGGAGGTGGTGGTTTGATGATCATCGCCAAGCTTAAAGGCTACCTAGCCGCAATCGGTACGGCGCTCGCGATACTCGCGGGCGTCTTTTTGTATGGCCAGCGGGCAGGGCGCACCGCGGCAAAGGACGAGCAGGCTGCGGCAAATGCCAAGGCTATCAAGAAGGCCGGGGACGTCGAGCATGAAATCAAAAATCTTGGCGACGATGATGTTGATCGTCGTCTTACTCAGTGGATGCGCGACAAGCGGTAATTACTGCGACGTCGCGCGACCGGTGCGGCCGTCATTCGAGGATAGCCTGACGCCGGAAACAAAGCGGCAAATCCTCACCGAGAATGAGAAGCTGATGAAGCTGTGCGGGGTGAAGCCATGACCGGCCCCGAGATCATGGCCGTCGGCGGGTTCTTTGTGCTGCTGTTCGGTTTCCTCTTCGGTCTATGGAAGTATGTAGACGCGAAGATCAGCGCCGCAAAGATGGAGGCGTCTGGCGCTGCATCGGCGGCTTCGGCAATGGCGTCCCTTGCGAGGGAAGAGCTCGCGGCTCACCGTCTGCATGTGGCGGAAACCTACGTCTCAAAGTCCGGCCTTCGCGAACAGACTGAGCAGATTATGGGCGCTATCGGCGCCGTGAAAGATGCCGTCGACAAGATGACGTTACGCGTGGATCGCATCGTCGAAAATCAATCAAAGCCGCGCGCGACGCGGGCTTCCTAATTTAGCCCGCTTGCCGAGAGGTAGGCGGGCTTTTTGTTTGGTCTGGCGCGATTCGAGAACATCAAAAACAGCTCGATAGCGCTATTGAGAACCGTTATGGTTTGCTGAGCGCGGCTTCGGCCCCTTCTAGCTACCGCTTCAACTCGTCCGTCTCAGCTCTCCCAAGCTCGTTGGTCGCTTCGACAACAGCATTCGTATACCTTCTGCTGCATCAAGCAGTACGTGCACCTTTTCATCTTCGGAGAGCCGGCCGGTCTCCATAGATGCGGTGCGGAGATAGCTCATCAAATCACGATTGATCGGTTCGCCCGGTACTTCCTCATGAAGTCGTTGGACCATATTAATCGTTCTATTCAGCAGCGTTCTCACTTGATGTGAAGTGAGGCTAGATACTTTGGACGCCGCTTGCTCCAACTCTGAAATAAGCCCCCTAGGCATACGTTCATCCCTCCCACCTGCACTGTGTTCTCTCCTCTTCAAATGAGAGCACGTGATAAGCGAAGAGTCTATGTGCAAAATCTATATGGTCGAGTGTGATGACGCGCCGAATTTACTTAAAGCGCATAACAGATTTCAGTGGGATTCTCGCGATCAAGTGGCCGTCGCCGCGAATAACTTCAAATGAGCTGCCATCTACGACTTCGTCCTTGAGGATTTTTTCTGAGAGCATTTCTCTCGCGGCTTGCACGGCCTCGTGTCTTGCCTGCTCATCAGTAGAAAGAATTGCTCCCTCCATATCCACGGAAAGCCCTTCAGCGTCTCGGACGTGGAAAAAGTACCGCGGCATAGCGAAATTCCCGTCATGCGTTCAAAGAATGTCGATATCAACGATCAGCCACTTGATATTGTTCCGCATCTTCATGCCCCGTGCAGATGCAGAACGCTCGGCGTTATTCGAGCTCACCTAAAAAGAAACCCTCCGGCGGGGAGGGTTCTAATCGTGCCAACTAAAGGGCACTAGGAGCAATGGGCGGAGGGGGAAAGGGTCCGTCCGGCCTTAAAAACTCGCGACGAAAAAATCGGTTCCGAAAAAATTAGTTATTCCACCACACGCAGCACCGGCGGCGCACCTTCAGCTCTGAACGTCTTTAGATTTACCTGCGTCATTGGGCCACGGGATGTATGCATCGTCAGGGTGCTGATATCGACGTCGAGGCCGGTCTTGTGAACTTCTTTGATGGCATCGTTTAACTGGCGAAGGGCCATTGCCAACCGTTGTTCCGCGTTCTTCTGGCGGGAAATGCGGGTTATCATTGTAGTGGCTCCTTATGCGGATAATGCGCCCAGCAATGCCAGGTGGATTTCTCGGCCTTCGATCGAGAATACCCGAAGCCGCCCCATTTCTTGCAGCCAGGATGCTCGCAATAGTGATTTTCGTGAATGCCGTCGCTATTTTTGGATTGGTCGCTCATGTTATGGTATTTCCAGTGATGTCTATCGGCTCGTTAGATGTCTCAATCAACGGCCAGCGAACTTTCTTTTTCCATTTGTCTAACGCCTCCTCAGCGGAGGAACAAAAGACCCATTCGATGAACGCGTCGGAAATATTGGGGTGGTCATACAGAATGGCAGCGATCCCCTTGCGCTGGCTGAACAAAATCTCCGTTCTTGCACCGGTCGGTATGTCGTCATCGTCAGCAAGGAGTTCTGTGGCAACGTAACCGGTGAAGGCTGTGAGGTCAGAATCGCGGTCAACTTCATCTAGGATACGCGGATCAAGGTCGTCGTGGCTCGCTTTCGTTGCGCCGACGAAGTCACCTTCATCCAGCGGGAATTTTGCGTATACGCCATGTTTTTCGAGCAGGTATGGACGAATGCGCATGCTTGCCTCCTATCCAAATAGATCCTGTTGTGGCCTTTCTTCCTCAACAGGCAGCAGCACAAGACCGTCATCAGGCAATGGCCGTTGAAGTACTTTCGCTTCCTCCCACGGCGCCGTAAGCCATGTTTCAATTTCATCTTTATTTGTCAGGATTACCGGCATGGCCTTAGGGTGTATCGGTTTAACAATGCCGTTCGGGTCGGTCGTCAGGAACGCAAAAAGGTGATGATCGCCTTCGCGCGGGTTCTTCATCGATCCCCGAACGCCATGCCAGTCCGTCCAGATGCCGGCGAAGAAGGCGAGGGGTGTTTCCTCGTTGATCGCAAACCAGCGCTTCGTCTTCCGGGGTTTGGTATCTTCCCATTCGCAAAAGGTCGTCCACGGAACGACGCAGCGGTTCTCTGGTCGAAGCCAGCCCCGCCAGTGCGGTGAAGTGACGTTGCGGATGTTGGTCACGCCGGTGTCAGGCTTGCCTTGCGTGACGAATTGCGGCGAGGGCATGCCCCATGTCAGGCCGACCAGTTCCCGCCCGCTCTCACCATTGCGGACCACGGGCGCCGGCCTGTCAGGGTAAACCTCAATATCAGGCTCCAGGTTAAGCCGCTCCTGCATGGTGCCCACGATGTCGCGGATAGATTCCTGATTGGTCTTTACACGGTACAAATTACACATGCTCACCTCGGCATCTTGGCTATGGTGATTTTGACGTCACCCTTGGTGTTGCACCTTTTGCACTTTAGCCGCTTGGCAATATCGTCGACGGTGGTATCGGTTTTAGCCACGCGGTTCAGTTGCCAATGCTGGATATTCGAAACGTGACCGCAGTAGTTGCACTTGGCAACGACAATCTCCCAGTTCCGTATTTCCTTGACCTTAACGGCCGTCGGCGGCGCTTGTTTCAATGTTTCGATGAGGCTGCGTGCGCGGGCGTGGTATCTAAGTCTGCATCGATCCGAAAATCCTTCGAAGGGACGGGGGCATTTGATTATGTCTTTCGCTATCTTGTTGAGCAGGGATGGCATCGATTGGTCGCCATATTCGATCATAAGCTCTCCCGAGCAGATGAATTTGAGAAGCTCGCAATCCTCGCATAAAACTCCGACAGGCTCGCCGCCGTAATCCGACAGCAAATACGCTCCTTCACCTGGCATCTCGATCTGCTTCCGGCATCCACCCCCTGGTAAAGCCTCGGCCCATTGCAGCCGTTGCCAAGGCTAACTGCATCCTCAAATGCAGAATGTCCTCCATGAGCGTCTCAATAGCGGCTCGGCTATCTCCATCGTGCCATGCAATGATGTGGTCCACCGGATCGGCTTCGGGTTCTCGTCTTTCTGGGCGCACGTTCTCATTCTCCTTCTTCAGAGCCGCAAAAACTTCCCTTGTCATGAAAAAGGCGCGCGCCCCCGCGCCGGTAAATCAGTCTGGCATCAAGTCCGAAATCTGCCCATGCGACACCAGCAGACGCGGGTTGGCCATAGCGCCACTTTCATCATCCACAGTGACAGCGTACGCCGCCACGCCGATGTGGCGCGATGCCATTGCACCGGCCATTTTTTCCGCGGATGCCGCGTTTGAGGCGGGCCGCATTTCGCCAGGCACAATGCCTGCGCGGCCTTTTTTAAATTGCACTACGATGATTTTTTCTTCATCGGCCATGTCGCGTACTCCTTGTTTGTTCTACAAATGTTCTCATTCTGCAGAGGAGTCAAGCGGAGTCTTGCATCGGACTATACAGGGCGGCGAGTAGTTGGAAACGTGCTTGGCTTAGCCATGCTTGCTAAGTTTTTGCGTGATTTTTTTAAACAAAAATATTCGCATTGGTGTTTCTAAATATGAATATGATAAGCCAGATAAGGCCAACGATGCGATAAAAATTGCGGCGAGCCTTATTTCTGGCTGTGAGCTGCCACCCAGCAAGTCGTATAATTCTTTTACAGGCCAATGCAGGATGTAGAGAGAATAGGAAATTTTCCCGAGATAATGCAGTGTTTTACCTGATAGAATTCGGGATGTCAGGGAATCTCCGCTGGAAATGCCAAGAACTAAAAAGGGCGCTAAGGGTACGATGAGGGCGACATCAACCACACCAAACATCCGGCCAACTAGAATAAGCGCAGCGAAAAACACTACAATGTCAACCATCTCGATTGCGCCATTCAAAATTGCGGGTGCATTGGTATAGAGGGTATAAACCAGCCAGCCACAGGTGAACATGCAGATTCCCCGCACTATCGCGACCCAATGTATCCAGGGCCCTGTTGCCGGCGGAACAAGATGTGAATACACCCCCGGATTCATGAAAAGTACATAGAATGCGTAGGTGAAACCGCTGAGCATAAGAATAATTGCCAAACGCCATTTTGGGCTCAAAGATCCAGCTGGCATTGTTATGGCGAACAAGATGGGGAAAATTGCAACATAGCAAAATGCCTCAATTGAGAGCGACCACATCGGCGCTATCCAGTGAACGCTGGAACCGATTACAGGAAGGGCATTTATCATGAGCAGTTGGCGCACGAAGTCACCAATGAATTCTATTTTTCCATAGGCCGAAAAATTGTTTAAGTTCCAAAAAGCGCTATAAATTGTACATAAAATCAGTGCTATTGCACAAAGCGGATAGACCCTCGCAAACCTAGCAGCAAAAAAAGCTTTCCAATTCAAATGCCGAGCCGATTCTATACGATAGGCGAGAGATAGCGTGAAACCGCTTAAACAAAAGAAGATATCAACGGCCTGATTGTGGAATGCAAATAAACTTAACGGTGCAACGCCACCGATATGGAGCAGCGCAACATCTGTAGCCGCAACGCCTCGCAGGCCAGTCAGCGCACGAATCTCTCCAACTTTTGGCTTTGGTGCTGAATCGCTTGACTGCGTCCGAGTACAGTATTCCGTCTTCACCGAGCTTCCTTTCGCTAGTGGGCATTGCTTGTTAGCACATGAAACACTCGGCTGGAATTTTTCGTGCGGTATCTTTGTACATAAACAGCAAGTCGCATACCCATACATTACTCGTTGATTCTTGACAAATTTGTAAAAAGCGTATAGCGTGAATATCGGCCTCACCAGCCGCTCGGCAACCAACCGAGACCACCACATTGGCGCCAGACGCCAGAAAGAGGGGATATCATGCTCAGACGGTTCCTGCGTGCCTCATTGCGGCGTTCGCCGACAGCATTCCTCGTCGCATTATTCGTTATCGTCGCCGCTACCTCTGCGGCCGCTTACGCGCTCCTTCCTCCGCCCACTCTGCCGACGACCGAGAGCGCCACCGTCAAAATCCAAGTCAACGACGGCCACGGCTCCGGCGTCCACATAGGCGACGGCTTTATCATCACTGCTGCGCACGTCGTCGGCGATGCACAAGAAGTTCAGTTGAAGGCGAAGGGCGCCGAGTTCCGCAAGGCGGATGTCCTTTGGGTCAATAAGGCCAACGACATCGCACTGCTGCGCACGTCGTCGGCTGGATTAGGTACGGCGCACTTGTCCTGCGGTTCTGCGAAGGCTGGCGATCCAATCACCGCTTACGGCAATCCTCTCGGTATCGAATTCGTGGCTGCATACGGCAAGATTGCTGGCGAGCCTCGCAAAGCAGGTCCGTGGAACGCTGTCTATGTGACCGACATCACGACTGTAATGGGGCAATCCGGCGGGCCTATCTTTACAGACAACGGCGACCTGATCGGCATCACCGTCGGCGTCATGGCGGCGCCTATTGGCTTCTCAGGCTCGCTGGTTGGCTTCGGCTTTGTCGTGCCTTCGACTGCTGTTTGTGAGTTGCTGGCGCGCAAATAAATATCACCAAGGCCGCCCACCAAGCGGCCTCAACCACCACATCGAGGAGAGCGCATGCTACCCACCGAAGAACTACGCCGAAGAGCCGACGCCTACCGTGAGTACGGCACGCTTGTTAAGGCGGCCGAAGCGCTCGGCATCAAGAAGTCCGCTCTTTCTGAAAGCCTGAAGCACGCAGCCGAGGCTGGCCTGCTTGGCACCGAACCTGTGCTGCCGGGGTTTCGCATCAGCCGCATCAGCAACACCCCGAGCGGCACGTTCATCCAACAGACGCCGGAGCGCGGTGATCGCTTTGAGGTGCCTACCGGTCACGTCGTCAAAGGCGTATCTGCTCTCGTCGATGCTGACGGGCGAGTTATCCAGCAGTGGCAGAAGACGGCGGTGGAGAAAGAAGGCCAGCTCGCTGCTTTCCGCGCGATGGTCGACGGCCTCAAGGAAGATCTTCCCCGTATCACCATCATGCCCGCGCCGCAGCACGTAGAAGAAGATTTGCTCAACCAGTTCGTTGTGACAGACAGCCATTTCGGTATGCTGGCCCATCGCGAAGAAACGGGCGCTGACTACGATCTAAGGCTGGCCGAGCAGTTGCTGCTGGATTGGTTCGCGGCCGCTGTCGCAGGCGCTCCGCAGGCGCACACCGCCGTTCTGGCGCAACTCGGCGATCTACTGCACCATGACGCCCTTGAAAGCGTCACGCCTGCGCACAAGCATGTCCTTGACGCTGATTCCCGACTGCATAAGGTGGTTCGTGTCGTTATCCGCACGTTGCGCCGTGTCATCGACATGCTGCTACAGAAGCACAAGCACGTTCACGTCGTGATGGCGTCTGGCAATCACGATCCTGCCTCATCTGTTTGGGTTCGAGAGCTTCTTGCGACGATTTATGAGAACGAGCCGCGCGTGTCGGTCGATACCAGCCCGATGCTGTATTATGCCTACAAGTGGGGGGACACTGCGCTCTTCTATCACCACGGCCATAAGCGCGGCGTGGCCCAGGTCGACGCTACGCTCGCAGGCATGTTCCGAGAGATGTTCGGTCAATCAAAGTACGCATTCGCTCATGTGGGTCACCTGCACAGTGATGAAGGTCGCAAGTCGGCGCTGATGTATGTCGAACGCCACGAGACGCTTGCCGCACCTGACGCATACGCCGCTGGTGGCGGCTGGCTCTCCGGACGATCTGCCAAAGTCATCACATATTCGCGTCGATATGGCGAAGTGGCTCGCGCCACGTTGCGGCCGGAGATGGTCGCTGGTCGGTATTCGGCTGCGAATGACAATGAGCCAGCGAGGGCGGTGGCTTAGGCCACCAAGCCGTCCTTGAGTAAAAATGTGACCACCATCGCTCGAGCCTCTGCGTCGGAGATTTTGCACTGTTTGCTAATTTCCTCGATGGATAGGTCAGTTGCAAAGACGACAGGGTCGGTTTGTGCGTCGCTCTGTAAAGGACCGGATGCTTCGAACTGAACGATGAGGCCTGAGCGGCCAGGTTCATCTTCCACGACGATCTCGGCGAGCGAACCGTTGAACTTTGATTGTGTGATCTTCATCGCGCTATCCCCGACGTTCTGACGAAAACTGAACCAATTCTGATCCTAGATACGACCACCCCACTAAGGAGAAACGATGGCATTTTCACTAGTCCAAGCTGTAGCGGCAAGACAGTCGAACTCACCTAACCGCCCACGCGATGATCGGTGCGAATATAGCCGCCAAGAACATCACGGCTAGGAGAACAACGGCTAGAGTTCCGCCGGCCTCGCCTTCGGTCTGACCGTGTTTGATTTTCAAGAAGTTTTTCATGTGGTGCTCCAGTGAAAGATTAGCTGGCACCACAATGGCAATAAGCACACCCTACGGGCGGCGCGTCAATTGCAAACGGGGAATAACCACCGAAACAACCGGGAAATTGGGGTTTCTAGAGCGTTTATACAGTGCCTTCCCCAGTAATCCCCAGCCGATCCGCCAGCCACCAGCTGGCGGTCAACCACCACACCACTGAGGAGACTATAATGAGCGACAATGTCGTGACATTGAAACTTACTGCGGAGGTGGAGTACCACCACGCCGCAGCGATCAACCTATTCGCCGCCGACTGCCACGCAGCAAGCCGCAGAGCAGGCTGGTACACCGATCTCGCTACTGGCAAAGCGCTGGACCGCAACGTGCCTGAAATGCTCTGCCTGATCCACAGCGAGATCAGCGAAGCGATGGAAGGCTATCGTAAGTCAAAGCTAGGCAAAGTGCTGATGGATGACAAGTTGCCAAATCGGCCGATGGCTGAGGTTGAGCTTGCCGACGCGATGATCCGAATCGGCGATCTGGCAGCGTTCCTTGGCTACGACCTCGGCGGCGCCGTCGTCGAGAAGATGGCATTCAATGCCAACCGTCCTGACCACAAGATCGAGAACCGGCTTAAGGCTGGTGGGAAGGCGTTTTGATGGCTATCGCGGTTCACAAGCAAAACATCAGCCTCACCAGAGACATCCAGAGCGACAGCACGGTTACCTTGAAACTACCGCCTTGGTCCGAAATTCTCACCATCGCAGAGCAGGAGGTTGGTAGCGGGAGGCTTGCCGTTTGGTATCGCTGCAATCCGGGTCTGCCCTCGGATTGTGAGCGAACGATCCACGTTGTTGGCACCGGTCATCCTTGCCGGCCAAAGGCGACGGCAAGATACATTTCCACGGTGTTACTACACGGCGGCTCGCTCGTGCTGCACTTTTTCGAGGGGGACGCGTGATGGGTTCTGTAACGCGAGAACTGGCCATTCAGCAGATGGCGCAAGAGGACGACGTGTTCGCCACCACCTTCGGCCCGCTCGACAAGTACGTAGCTGCCAACGATAACCGTGAAGGCGAGTGGATCCCTGACTGCGACGACCCGGCCTCTCGAGGCGTCTTTGTGCCAGTCGAACCACGCCGCACCGGTGACTTCATGCAAACGTTCACCGGCCGCAAATACTGGCCGATGGACCCGCGCCCGCACGAAGTCCACATCGAGGATATTGCGCACTCCCTCGCCATGCAGGCGCGCTATGCAGGCCACTGCCTTCGCTTCTATTCAGTCGCTGAGCACTCGGTCCTCATCGCACGTCACCTCGCGGCGACGCATGCGCCAGAGGTGGCTTTGGCTGGCCTTCTGCACGATGCGCCCGAGGCGTACTGCGTGGACATTCCGCGCCCACTCAAGCCGTACCTGACGAACTACCGTGCGATCGAGCAAGACAACTGGCTGGCTATCGCGGCGCGGTTTGGTTTGCCGAAGGAGTTGCCGCGCGAGGTTCACGACGCCGACAATCGGATCATCGCCGACGAGCTGGTTAACCTGCGCGAGATGTCTTGGCATGCGAGGTACGCCGGCAAAGAGCTTGGCGTGAAGCTGCGGTACTGGTCTCCGGCGGAAGCAAAGCTCGAATTCCTGGCGACATTTGACGCGCTGAAGGCGGGGAGGGTGGCATGACCATCAAACCCGGCGACGAAGTCGTCTGCATCGACGACACCACCCTTCCAGAGCAATACCTCGGCATTCATGCCGGGGAGACCTACACGGCGACGTGGGTAGGCATGTACCGCACGTACCTCGGCGGCGATTATGCCGGTATCCGCCTGGCGGGTGTGAACCGCGGCGTTTGCCCGCAATTTGGTGAAGAAGATCCACCGTTTGCGGCGCGCCGGTTTAAACCGGTGGTGAAGCCTTCGGTGGAGAACAAGAAGAATATTGAGGAGACGGTATGACCGCAGAGAACTGGAAAGAGTGGAACGGCGGCAAGTTCCTGCCTGTGGCGGAGAATGCTGTCGGCGACGTGCGGCTACGCAGCGGCAAGGTGATGAAGGCTGTCGTCGCCAAGGAAGTCATGTGGGGCAGGCCGAAGTGCCCCGTCGCGGCCAATGACAATTACCGCAATGGCGGAGAGATCGTCGCCTATAACTTTGGAGGCGAGGCAGCATGAGCGAAATGATTGAACGGGTGGCGTGGGCGCTTTGGTCAAAAGCCAAAGAAGAGCCAATCCGAAGGAGTGTTGGCGTTTCTTTCGAAAACGACCCTTTGAAACTTTGGTGGATCGACCAAGCCCGCGCCGCCATCGAAGCAATGCGCGAGCCCACCATGGCGCAGCTTGAAGCCGCCGAAGATATCGTCGTTGGTTATGATGACTTCGCATGTGGCGACGGAAACATCTATCTCGGCCTTCCCGGCTATCCGCAGAAGGCCAGCGACGTTTGGTCTGCCCTTATCGACGCAGCACTGAAGGATAAGCCATGACCATCACATCCAAAGACACCGGCTGCCTCACAGCCGTACCTGCGAATGATAACGTCGAGGTGCCAGCAGAACTGAAGCAGTTGGCGGAAGCCATCGGCAAGTTGCCATCATCAAACCCTAAGCGCGCATTCGGAGTAAAGAAGCCGTCGGCGCAGTTCATCCCACCTGTCGCCATCATTGAGGAAAGTGTCGTCATGGCACTTGGCGCTGCAAAGTACGGTGCGTTTAACTGGCAGGACGATCCAGTCGACGCCACCACCTACTACAGCGCGGCAATCCGCCACTTGCTGCAATGGTTCGCGGGTGAAGATATCGACCCGGAGAGCGGCGCGTCACACCTGGCGCATGTTCGGGCCTGCATGGGCATTCTGCTGGACGCAAAAGCGGCGGGCACATTAATTGACGATCGGCCTAAGTGCGCTTCGGCGAGTGAGGCTATTGAGCGATTGAAGGTGGCGGCTTGAGCGCGCTCGACGACTACATGAGGTCTTTCCCTCTCGATATCCAGGAAGCCGCGTGGGCGGAGGTCAATGGTTCGCATGGCAACCTTGATTCGACAGAGGGGGCAGTGACCATCGCGCGGGCTATCCTCGCGGAGCGGAAACGTTGCGCTGAGACCACCGACAAATATCGGAAAGACGTGGCGGCAGGCGGGGAGGCGAGGCTTGTAGCCTCATACATCCACCGCGAAATCATGAGCCCGGCCTAAATCACCAATACCCCGCCACTAACCACGGCGGGGTTTTTCTTTATGCCGCATAGGTTGCACCACCAGAACATCCGCAGAACGACTTTTGCAAACTGGCAGCAAACTACGCAAACTGCGACATACGCAAGCGTTTGCTAATGTACCAGTTTTATCAATGATTTCAGGTGGTTAGGTGGTGAGAGCGCAGGGATTCGAACCCTGGACCTACTGATTAAAAGTCAGTTGCTCTACCGGCTGAGCTACGCTCTCCCGTGTCGGGGCTGGGATGCCCTTCGGAAGTGCGCGGAACATAG